GTTTCCTCCGCAACTTGCTCTTCAGTTACTGCATTTTCAAGGTCTACAAACTCAAGCGGCTTGAGAGTCTTGAAGAATAGGTTTAATGAGATGTTGTTAAATGATAGAATCTTGTCAATGGCATCAATTATCTCCTCTTGGAAAGGCTTAATCACCATATTATTAAACAAGATAAACGAGTTCTCAAGCTCATCAGCGTTAGACGAGAATCCGTTAGACGATGCAACACCAAATAAAAGTGGTGAAGTAACGTTATGTCCGAGCATAATCTTACGCAAACACTCTTCAGATAAATACGTGTAGTGTTCAGGTGCGTCATTTAGTGGGATATCCTCAACCGTAGTGCGAGTATCCATATTGTCGTTGAACGCTACGATTACTTTTTGACCTTTACTGCCAGTCAACTTACCAAGAACCTTCGCAGAGATGATTTCTTGCTGCTCTAATGTAGGCACTCCGTTGTTGAAGTTGACTACTTTAGTTCCGCTGAATCCGTTTTGAACCTCGTTGATTAGGTAGTCGGAAATTTCCTCTTCCAAAAGTGCATAGGGTACTGCACCTTGATAGTCAACGTAGGAATAGTATTTCATTCCGACTGAATAAGGCTTGCTGAATAGGATTTCTACCTTCTCATTGGTAAATCCAAATGCAGGGAAGCGTTTAGGTACGTATTTCTTTAAATCAGTCCAATCGTCCGAGTAGTAGTAGCCTTCTATCTCTCCGTCTTTATTGCATTTTTCAGCACGTAGTAAGTTTACAGGGATATGATAAGCCTTGAGAATCTTGTCGTGCTTATCGTTGTAGTGTACCTGAATAGCAAACTGCCCGAATAACTTGCGGTCAAAAACAATCTTACGCAAACAATCCTTTGAAATCAAGGTCATCATTTGAGCGTACTCGTTAGGCTTGCGGTTAGCGTCAGTAGCTGATAACCCTTTGCCGTAGATAAGTCGTGCGATGTTATTGATTATGGCATTGTTGGTTGTAGAGTTCGTGTATCTATCAATCAAAAATTGGTAGGCATCATTAGACTCTCCGTAATCTACCCATGCTTCGCGCTTGCTCTCCTGAATAACGGGAGTAGTGTAAGCAGATAGATTTAAAACGTGTATGTTACTCATATACGATGTATGTATTTGCGGTTGTATTTGAAACGTACTCACCTGAATTTACCGAGAAGTTCACGATGTTTTGGTCAGTACAAAAAATTCGGTCTTTGTATACGATGTCAGTTCCTTGTTTTAGAACCAAGTCGTAGAAGTGTCCTTCTTTTAATGCGAAGGATGCAGTTATCGTGTTTACGTAGTCTCCTTGTGTTGAACTGGTGATTGTAATAGTTGCAGGTGTGTTTGTTTGGTCATCCGTTAGAATCATTGTATTAAATGAACCTCTCGGAATGAATGAGAACGTCTGCGGTGATGTAGATGTAGTTAAAACTATCATACTACTACAAGTCAAAAGATTGGTTTTGTTTCCAAATAAAAAAGGGAGACCGAAGCCTCCCCTTTAACGCTATGAAAAAACGAATTATACAGTAACGATAGTAGCACTACCAAAAACATCTCCTGCGCCACCTGCCAAGTCTGCCTCAGTAGAGCAGTCAAGTAAGTTAGCATAGAGTTTCTCATTACCTACAAAAGTAAGTGTGTAACCATTCAAATCACCCATTGCAGTACCATTAGATGCATTTGCAGTAGTGATTTCCATTCCATGCTCAATACCTGCAAGGAAGAATTGGTTGTTGCGGTTTTTGATTACGATGTGAGGACGTCCGTAAGCCATCAACTTCACGTTTTTGTGAGTTGTAGCATCTTGTTTTTTAAGGGTAACGGTAAGCGTTTGCTCAGCAAAAGTAGTTCCGTTATCACGGCTTGAATTGTATACTTGGTCAAAAGTGTTCGTTCCTTTGAGTTCGTATTTGTATAATGATGTAACGTTGGCTACTGCTTCAATAGTATCAGTACCTGTAACGTAAGTAACATCAGTTGGGTAAGCATAGTCTCCGTAATTGATGAAATAGATAGCGTCAATGCCACCTACTGCGTCTTTACATACTTCTAAGCGACCATTTGCGACTTCACAAGACATATTTTTTAGATTTTAAATGTTATAAAAAAGGGAGGAGCGAACCCCTCCCCGATTATTTAGTAGTAGCTAATTTTAGTTAGCAGAGTTTGTGATACCGTAAGTAACAACGTCAGTTGCAAAGCCGTATTTAGCATCTGCGGTGAATCTGAGAATTACTCGGACGTTCTGAGAACCGTCATTTTCTGCCATATCAATAACACGTACTTCGTTCATGTCATTCAAAAGACCTGTAGCAAAGTAAAGGTTAGATTTTTGAGCAAGCAATGCTGTGTTGTTAGCAAGACCGTTAGCCATGAATACACGAACACCGTCAAAGTAAACATCACCAAGTTGTTGGTTTGTACCTTTGTTGTCGTAACCATTAGCACCTACACCTGAAGCAGCAAAGCCACCCAATGCACGAACATAAGCACGATAGATGTTAGAAGAAACGTAGAGTGTCAAGTCTTCTTTTCCGTAAAGGGCAGCAGGACAAGCGTCAACGATTTTACCAAGCTCGGTGATTACGTTAGCAGCAGTAACTGTAGTACCTGCAACTTCTTGAGCAGATGGCAAAGCAGCATCAGTAGTCAATTGCGTCATAATACCTGCGAACTGACCTGCAGTTGCGTTAACACCTTGCCAAATTGAAGTTTCCATACCTGCAGCAACTTTCTCGGCAGCGTGTGCGATTAAGAAGTCAGCGAAAGATTTAGGAAGAACGTCAAATGCAGAGTAACCCATTTGGATAGCATCCCAATCTGAACGGAAGTCAGTTTTACAAAGTTGTAAGTTAACTTGGAAAGATTCAGGTTGAAGGATTTTCTCCGTCAAAGTGATAGTAGACGTAGGGTCAAAATCACAAGTAGCGTTTTTGATGATGTCATCAGTAGCAACGCGTTTGATAACTTGCTTGTATTTGACGTTAGGCATAATAGTGATACCGCCTTTGTCTAATGTTGGAGCAGACAATAAAGCTGCTGCGATGTACTTACCTGCGAACTCGCCCGCATAAGTTGTAGTCACACTGGTTGTAGTGGCCATAATTAATTGATTTTTAGTTAGTTATTAAATGTTATTGAATTTTTCAAGGATTGAATCCATTGTAGAACGTGAGCGGTTTTTAGCAACACGGAATGCTTCTACTTTAGTTTCGTTTTCAGGGTTGAATGAAATAGGTTTAGGCTCTTCGCTCAATTCAACTGGTGCGACTTCTTCTGCAACTTCAGTAGATAAATTGAGTTGTGCTTTTAACTCTTCGTTTTCTTTTTTCAAGGCTTCGATTTCGCTAAAGAAAGATTCTTTAGTTACTGATTCGATGATTTTCTTTGCAGTAGGTGCAGCAGGCTCTTGTGCCATTTCTTCTTCAGCAGGCATTTCAGCTTCAGGAGCTTCAACTTCTACTTCTTCTTCAGCAGCAGCTTCACGGATGTCAGCAATTACACCTTCTTCGATTACTACCAAGATGCGCATATCCTCAAGTTCATACTCACCTACAGGAAGTGCAATGCGTTGTTCGTCTTCAGTTAGGATAAACACAGGTTGACCTGCTTCGAATACTTCTGCTTCAAGCATAGATACACCATCAGTAAGGCGCATAGTTTCCAACTTTACTTCCATTCCAAGAAGTGTGCGGACTTTGTTTAGGATTGATTTTTCGTTCATTTGTTTTTATTTATATTTTTTCTAATTGAGCAAGGATTTTCTTACCTTGTTCTGCGCGTTTAATATCCCCTGAAAATGATTTTACATATCGTTGCATAATTTCAATAGACTTTGGTTCGCCTAATTCTTTAGCAATACTTAAACCTTTTTCAGCTTTAGCTAAACCACTTTTATTTAACTGAATCGATTTATCAAGTTTTTCGCTACCTCTCATTAACTCGCCAGTTAATACTAACAACGAACCTGCTTCCATGTTAATGTTAGAAAGCTCATCAAGTAAAGCCAAA